ACATATTTGTTTTTATTACTATAGTCTGAGATTTTTTACTGATATGATTGGTGTTTCAACTTATCAATAATGAAATTTGGGAATTTAAGGACACGAAAAGTCTCTATCTTCACCTTTTCCGTGGGAACTCCAATGCTGACCAAGTTTGTAAAGTGTAGAGGCTGTTGAACGTGCCGCGTAATCAGTACCAAAAGCGTTTTGTAAATCTGGATATCTCTCACCATAACACTTAAGCTCCTTCACACCGGGTGGGCACACAAAATCCTTATTTTCACCCATACCAACTTCGTAATAATGTTTACGTGCTAATTTGAGATTAGTACCCGCATATGCTTGTACCGCTGGGTAGCGGTCCAGGTAGCATTGTGCCTCTGCATCTGAGAGAGTACAGGAATTGGAACGGTTTTCGGAACCGTTTGTTGTATAGGTTGTGTAGTGCCCACTAAGTGCCGCTTTATCAGTGCCAAATGCAGCACGAAGATCCCAATACCTCGCACCATAACATTCATTTAATGATGTCTCGTCTGTGGGAATAGTGAAAGTTTCGTCTGGGGTATCGGTTCCCGCTCCAGCTCCACCTCCAGGGTCTTCCTCACCACCACTCATAGAAGCAGCTATACTGGAACCGATCGAACATAAACATAATAAACCAAAAGCGGCTATTATTTTAGGATCCATTGTTTTATTACTATATTGGCACATTTTTTTATTGATATGATTGGTGTTTCAACTTATCAATAATGGAAATTAGATGCCACGCACGATCTGGAGGGAAATAGAAAGGATGAAGGCATCAAGGAGGTTGCTAATAGGCTTGAGCACAGAGATGTGCTTGACAAGCGAGCGGTTCCACACGAGGCGGAGAAGGAAGGTGCTAATGAGCACAGTGAGAACGAAGGTGAGAACTTCGGTGAGAATTTCGGACCTGGACTTGGCTTTGGCAACCTCTTGAATCATTTATTACATGTGGATATTTTTTTCTAGGTAAACTACAAATGAGGGCTCTTCCCCTGAGTGGCTCAGAAAGTAGGTATACAAACAGGCGGTGGTCAACACCAAAGGGTATTGGAAACAATAATTGTTACGCCTATGCCGTTGGGGACTACGAAGCGTATAGGTGGCAAAAGTCTATACCAGGTGATCGTTCTGGTCTTTCAAATGGACACCATACCTATACCCACTGTACTGGACTTCCTAAGCGCGTCATTTCTGACAATCCTAAGAGGGTGTACAAGGCGGGTGCTAATGAAAAATGTAAAAGGGGGTATTTCAAGGTTATGATGTTTGTTTCGCCTGGAAGACCTATGAACTATATCCGACAAGGGGATTTCCACTTTTACAAGCAACATGGGGTAATTGAATACAAAATCAAACCTGGTGATACTATCAAAGCTGTAGCCAAATTCTTTAAAGTACCTGAATCACGGGTAAAGAAAGGTGGTCAGTTTAAGGTTGGTAAACGTGTAATTTTTAAAGCCAATGTATTCAGTCACAAGCGTGGTTGGGCTACTGGTCCGCTTCTGACTGATGCTAAAGGTAAGGCCATCACTGACCCCCGTAAGGCTTCTAGGGACTATCCAGGTCTAAACTACGAGAAATATTGTAGTTCATTCTGTGTCAAGGACACTGGGATCAAAGTCGGTAGGACTCACCCCAAGGTCCGCTAAGATACTATCAAGGTCTGGTACTTCATCCACATCAAAATTAATGTCAAATAGATCTAAAACCTGAAATATAGACCCCTGATTCAAGGACACAGAATTCGCCGTTGCTGTGTAATTGTTTTGTATAGTGACTGTAATTTTAAATTGTGTACCATCTATCACTTTTCGACAAATCGGGCATGTATTCCTACCTGTGTTCTTCCATTCCTGTAGACAGTGGGAATGAAACATATGTCCGCACCGGGCTGGAGGATTTGTCCTCGTACACCGGACTTCATTCAGACATATGGAACATGTTGACATTCTATAGGAAGGTTTCAAAGTTTTTTTGGGGATTTTTCTCAGTTAGTAGATCTTGGAGGTATCCACGAGAGGATTGTCACACTTAATGCATGGTCCCTTACCTTGCACATTCTCCTGCACCTTGGTGAGGAGCTGGGGACCCTGAGATTGGAGGAGCTTACGGTAAGAGTAGTTGTCCTCGAAAGAAATACCATTTTGCTTCATAACATAGTTGTTGAAAAGTTGGGCTGAAGAGTTCACGGTGAAGCACCGTCCATCGGCCATACCAAGTCGCTGCGACATATTGTTAATATTACATTAGAAATTAAATCTCATAAAGGGAACCACGATGAGCACCACCCTTATTGAGACCGTCGAGTGACAAATAACTTCCACCTCCGGCGTCGCATGCACCATTGGTTGGGTGCCCGGGGACGGAATCAGTGGTATTACCCATACATTCAGCATCAGCTAATACGGGCATATCACTGATATCATCGGCACACCACACTTCAAAACCATCTGCGGTGGGGCACTCGAGAGACATATACTTCTTACCCGCACATAAGGCACGAGCCTCAGCTTCGGTGTATTCTTTTCGACCATTACTAGCATTTGTCCACCCCTTCTCCACACGCTTTCGTGTGTTAAGGCACTTGAGCATAGTGGGTCCTGTATCTTCTGGGGTGGTCGCGTCTGGGGTTGGGGTTTCTTCTTCACCACCCATCAACATGACAGCCGCAAGGGACGAAGAACATACCATCATCATACCGACACCGGCTACAGCAATGGCAGCCATTGTTTTTTATTACAATATACCTAGAATTTTATTTGCCTGTTGGTAATTGTTCTCATCCAAGAATTGAACCCTTTTTCCTTGAGAAGTTTGACAAAAGGATCACATCTATATCCCAAATAAATATCAAATACATCAGTTTCTTCTGTGCGTGACACACGAATCTGGGGATTTTCGTTTATGTGGTTGTTGATGATGTTGTAGGCAAATGCAATCTCCTTGAGGGTCTCCGCCCCTGTAATTATAATTTTACCGGTACTGAAAATACTGCATGTAATCTCCTTCATATCTTCTGAAGGTTTGAACTTGATCTTTACTGCAGAATACCTATCCGGTTCAAAAGAAACCTTAAAAATGTCATCATACTCCTCAAACCAGTCGGCAACCTTCATGAGGTTGATATTGTAGTTGAGACTGAAGTTGGAGTTAATCATAACAACACGGAATGAATCCACTGGTAATTCAATTTTCAAACCCAAAAAGGTTTTGAAAATATGAACAAGTTGGGTGATGATGCGTTTGCAATCGAAGAGATCGCAGCAACCCGCCACTTGGATCGAACCGTTGGGGAATACCTTCACAGACTTAGTACTGTAGGTGTCGTGGTATGTTAGGGTTACTTGGTTGTAGAAAGTCGTCGGTTTCAATTTCCACTCAAAACCATCTGTTTTGGTACCCACACGTCGCATCTTATAGGAACCAATTTCTTCGAATAAACGTCGAAGTCGCTTTATATCAATCTGTTGGATAAAGCTCGACACCATAGTGATTGTCGTAATCTTTATCCATGAGGGTCTAGTCTCATCTGGTAAATCTTTTCGTATCTCATCGAGCGTGAGAAGATACGAAAAGCTATTATTTGCAATAGTTGAATACATTTTTGGACATACTTTTTATATTGTGGGTGGCTCACTTAGGTGTTCGTTTAAGGTAAAACATAATCATATCGGACACCGATAGGTTCTTCTTCTCCACCACGATTCTCAGTTTCTGTAATAATTGCAACATCGTTTTCTTTGATTATCCACCCTGGAGCATACAAGGGTCGTCCGTAACCAATTGTGAACTTCTTGGGACGTTCGGGTTGGTTGAGTGTCACAGTCATAAACAATTCACCCGAGGTTTGATTTTCATTCCAAGCAGCTTGAGTCGTCTTATCACCATCCCAAACGTATGAATCTGGTGCGTCGTTTCGATCTGGAGACTTATAAAGAACCACAGATCCCGCCGGGGGTTTTACACCATCTATCAGGAAATCATTGATATGGTGTCCAATAGTCGCGACGTGTGCGACGTTCACGATGAATTCATAGACGAACTTTTTATTTGCTGGGGTACCACCTCCAGCTCCTCCAGCTCCTCCACCTGGGTCTTCCTCACCACCCATCATCATGACAGCAGCAAGGGAAGAAGAACATACGACCATAAGGCCTACACCGGCTACAGCAATGGCTGCCATTGTTTTATTATACCCCGAGTTTTTTTTGGTTAAAGATGAGACTCTCTGTTTGAGTACATGACATCTTTCCTTAAATCTGCGAAGCATGTTTTTGATGTGGAGTCTGATCTCTCCTATGTTGAGATTGTCTATGACCGGTACATAAGGAATAAGGGATATTCGACCTTCACAGATTACCTCAATACAGAGCCTTTCGCTGATTGGGTATCATTAGAGTCTGGTAATCATTCAATTGTTTACGAGAAGTTTCTTGATACAATGGTTAAGAAAACCCTAGAGGTGAGACAGCGTATGGCTGAACTGTCACTTGAAAGTTTCTTAACTTACGACCAGGATATTCGTAAGTATGTGCGTGTAGCGCACGCAGTTAAGATTCTAGATCCAACATTCCAACCACCTCGTATTAATATGGAGAGTGCTTGGCAAGTGGAGTTTATTAAGAAGTTTTGTAAGAAATCAATAATAGATTCAATTCAAGAATGTAAAAAGAAGTCTCGTCTCAAGTATTTCTTCAACGTACTAAAATTAATAGAATTAGAGCAATAAGAATAGAAATGACAATTAATTGGGTTGTTGTATTTTTACGCTCAACACCAACAACAACTGGTTCCCTCTCCCTGCCACATCCAAGTCCGTAATCAATATTACGGCGGGGTTGAACATTCCTGTCTATACGGCATGGTTGTTTCTCAGGTTTGCATAATCCAACTGTGCAAAAAACACTTTTACCAGTGGGTGGGATACCCCCACTTTTAGGAACTTCTTGAAAATCTTCAAAATTACCCGTCTGTCTCACACCCCCTGGAAGGGAGAAATCGTGTTGGACAAATGGGTTGATGTCATCAATGGCAGCTTGATCATTGAGCATAAACTCACTCATTATTGTTATTACTTCAGATTATATTTCTTATCCACCATCTTGATTTTATGTTCATCCCACATCTTGTCTAAATCGACATTTAGCATATGTGCCAATTGAAAGAGATAACTGAACACATCACCCATTTCCATCATAACATCTGTTCCTCTCTCCTTTTTTAGATTTGTCTTCTTGTATGTTTTCTTATATTGTCGAATTGCGGATGCAAGTTCGCCAACCTCCTCTGTCAGGAGAAGCCATACTGTATCGATGGGGGCACGATCCCACCCCTTAGACCTACACACCTTTTCTGTTTCACATTTGTATTTGTTAAGACTCATACTTATTCTACAGGGGACTCAAAGCTTTAATTGATTCCAATCTTATTGTTAAAATCAATTTTGTTTCCAGTGGTACTGGTATTTACAGGTCGATCCATGGGTGTGCTAATAGTATCGATATCCTCAGCATAGGCAATATATTGAGATACACCAGTTTGAATTTGAGACATGGCTGAAGATATGACCTTGCCGTTCATATACTTAACCTGTTCATTGACTTGAGTGTATTGATCACCAGAGTTGTTAATGAATACAACCCGCATCATGGCGAATAAATCATCGGGGTTCTGGTAATCTATGGAAATGCCAGTCTTATTTTTAAACGCCTGACGAATTCCACGTTGAAGAAGATTCTTGTTGAAATCCGAAAAGAACAAAGTGTTCAGTGGGGTCTCACACTGCTGAATAGAATTAAGGTGGAGGTTATCACACATTTAATATAGTCTCCGAAAAAAATTGTCTGTACATATTAAATGTTGACCATGTCCGACTTCAATGAGGCGTACGCCAGCAAACCCAATAATGTCGAACCAATTCCATGCAAGGCTCCCGAGTGCTTCGTGGGTTCTTATCCTCCTGTGGCCAAGGCTGGTGAGCCCGGTCCATTTTTCGTAAATACATACCTTCTTCAACCCAATCGCAAAATGGAAGTGGCGGGAACGGTTGCGGTGCGAAGTGGTGATCTTGACTGTAAAAAATAAGGTTAAAAATAAAAATTGAAGAGAATGTATATGAGGGTCATTAAACGCTCAGGTCGTATTGAGGATATGAGATTTGATAACGTCACCAATAGGATCAAGAATTTAACGTCTGGACTTTCAGATAAATGTGACTCTCAAAAAATTGCTCAACAGGTTTTTTCATCAATGTATGATAACATCACCACACAGGAAATAGACATTCTCTCTGCTGAAATTTGTATTGGTTTGATTACGTCGGACCCAGACTATGAAGTTCTCGCAACTCGTATTATTGCGAGCAATATTCATAAAGTATGCCCTAACAACTTCCATCTCGCAATGCGAAAGCTTCAGAAGGCGAAGATTATAACAGATGAAGTCGTTGAGGTTGCTCAACAGGTAAAAGAACATATTAAAACCGACCGAGATTTTGACTTTGGATATTTCGGTTTAAAAACTCTCGAAAAAAGTTATCTTCAAAGGGTTGAAGGAAAGTTGATTGAAACTCCCCAATACTTGTTTATGCGTGTTGCTATCGGTATTCATGGTAAGGATATCCCAGCTGTTCTCGAAACATATGATAAAATGTCCCAGGGTTTCTTCATTCATGCAACACCAACTCTATTCAATGCGGGTACACCACGACCTCAAATGTCATCTTGTTTTCTTATTGCGAACAAGGGTGATTCAATTGATGGCATTTATGGAACTCTAACTGAGTGTGCACAAATTTCGAAGTGGGCTGGTGGAATTGGTATGCATATTCACGATATTCGTGCTAACAAGTCTCGTATTCGAGGCACCAATGGTCAATCCGATGGAATTATCCCAATGCTTAGGGTCTTCAACGCCACGGCTCGTTATGTGAATCAAGCTGGTCGTCGTAAGGGTTCGATTGCTGTATATGTTGAACCATGGCACGCAGACATCATGGATTTCTTGGAAATTCGTCTCAACCAAGGTGATGAGGAGGCACGTTGTAGGGACCTTTTCAGTGCTATGTGGATTCCTGACCTCTTCATGAAGAGGGTTGAAGAGGGTGGTAATTGGTCTCTCTTCTGCCCTGATAAGGCTAAGGGTCTTTCTGATGTATACGGTGAAGAATTCGAGGCTCTATACACAAAGTATGAAGAAGAGGGTCTAGCTAATGCGACTGTACCAGCTACAGAAGTTTGGAAGGCCATTCTTAAGAGTCAAACTGAGACTGGTACCCCATATATGTTGTACAAAGATGCGTGCAATAAGAAATCCAACCAAAAGAACTTAGGAACGATTAAGAGTTCTAACTTGTGTACTGAAATCCTCGAGTATACCGACAAGGATGAGACCTCTGTGTGTAACTTGGCGTCTATTGCACTTCCAAAGTATGTAAACAAGGAAACCAAGTCATTTGACTATGACAAGCTCCATGAAGTCACTAAGACTGTGACTAAGAACCTGAATCGTGTTATTGACCGCAACTTTTACCCAGTTGAAACTGCTCGTCGATCTAATATGAAGCATCGTCCAATTGGTCTAGGTGTTCAGGGACTTGCAGATGTTTTCATTCTATGTGGTCTTCAATTCGACTGTGAGGAATCCCGCCTTATGAATGCACACATTTTTGAGACTATTTATCATGCCGCACTTGA